GAAAGCTTATTGAACATATTTTTATCAGAAGTAAAATGAACTGGATAAGAATTTGCATATTCAGATACTGCAATCTTCTTGTTAATAGACGGTTGATTGACTGGCCCCTCATACATTGTGTGGACTGGGTTACTTAATACATCTATCTTTGTCGGCATAAGGTATATGTATAGTGGTTTATTATCATCTATTTTATCATAATTCAAGAAAGGATTAAGCGGCACTTCTTCGCCCTCTACTTGGTAAATCCAAACCGTATTATCGACTATGGTGTAATCAACTTTTATCAAGTCAGAAGAAGCAACTATTGCTGATTTGAATTCTATGATGCCACTGTTCGAATCAATATCTTTAACTTCGCTGTATGGAAGCTCAAGCCAAGTGGAAGATGTATCTGCCCTTACATAGACTGTTAAGGCTGGAATAATTGCTGGCAATTTAGACTCCACCTGGTCGTCTATCGGCATGGTGTACATCAAGAGCGGTGTCCTACGAAGTTTTATTTTCTTCGAGGAAATTACCAAAGGTATTTCATTTTTTATATCTTTATTTTTATGACCAAAAATTCTTGAGAAATTGTTGGCAAGAATAGAAGCTGAAGTGTCATACGTACAGCTAAGAACCTGACCAACGTACTTTGCTCTCCAGTCAGAGAAGGCATAATTCCTTGATAGGAATATGTTTTTATTAAAGGATCCGGCAGTTACCCTCAATGGCCATGGTTCTTTCCTGGTTATCGGGTCTGACATTTCTGTGATCTTTATCGCACTCGAATTACGGTACTTGACTGAATAGACAGGAGTGATCATTTTTGGGCTCAAAGATATAGGCTTATAGGTGTTTGTATTTTGTGCCCCGATATAATCTACAGACTGGTCTAAGTTGCCATCTGCGTCAAATGCCATTGTCGCAACGTAAATATTGTTTACCCCTCTTGAAATAATATCGTTATAAGAAACTAGCTTGCCTATGAATTCTTTTTCTTTTCTATCATAGAACCCATAAACCAAACCATCATTTTCATATGTATTATTATTAATTGATACGTAACCATACTTAATATCAAATGTGAAAGATGGATCATATTGGGTGGTACTTATTATGTCAGCGCCAACATCCTCAGGAGAAGGCACCCCGACCGGCTTGCCAGAAGAATCACACAAAAGAATTAAACCATCATTAACAGTGATCGAATTAACTTTTTCTATAAATTCTCCATCTGTATTAATTAAAGAATATGTATCTATTATATTTTCTTCAGATAAATAAGTATCTCTACCCGAATAATAAGTGGCAGATGTTTTTATTTTAAATCCACTAGATTTAGGTTGAGTAGGCGTCAAAATATTTGGTACATTTCCATGATAAAACACTGTGCAAACAGACGAAGGTGTGACGGATTGAGCATTAACTTTTGACGTTACTGAAATTAATTCAACTGATGTACCGTTGTCTATAGAAACAGCAACTGGGTTTGCAAAGTTGATCGTTATTCCATTATTTTGTATTGTATCTATTGTGTTTGGATCGCTCACAACCTGCTCGTTTAGTAGTGCATTAAGTGAAGTGTCTATTATAGGAGTCTGTGATGATAATGTTTTTGAGTAAGATTTTCCTAAATAATTATAGGAAAAACTATCAAGTAATACGTTTTTGCCACTTAAATATCCAACGTTGTAATCAACACTGTACTCTGACAGTGAAGAAAGATTATCAAAGTTTTCAGTTAAATAAGCTGTTGCACTAATGTATACATCTGTTGTTTGTATCAAATCTTTATAAACTATACTTCTTTCAACTTCATCTAAATCTAAATTGATTGGATTTATTTCCTGATTCTCATCAGGCGTTGGGTTAAAGAAGGAAATGATATCTTCTGTCCAATTTTGACTAGCGTTACTCCATACATAAAACTTGTTAGTCAAAGTTGTATATATTAAGTGTCCATCAAGGGAGCTGACAAGTTTATTGCCTGACCAAGATAAGTTAACATCCTGGATTCCGTCTTGGTCCAGTAGCCAATAGTTTGCAAGCTCTTCTATTTCTGGCTTGTCTATACTTGGGAAAGCTTGATGCACCTTATTGTAGTCAAAAGGTGTATCTTCTATAGAATCTTTTGGTGGTTCTGATGTATCTTTGGTTTTTAGATCTGCGGTAATGCCAACGATCCCAAATCCTTCCGCAAGACTGCCCCAAGGTCCGCCTAATTGTCTGCCATTGGTTTGTATCCTGACGAACATATTCTTACACGTTGCAGTAGAGACTCCAGCTAAATCTATCTCCAAATTATTTCCGACTAAGGTGACCCCATTGGTTGCCTTGTTTACAGCATAAGCCTTAAAGATGGTGTTAGCAGCGAATCTTTTTTGTCCACCCTGGATTGGATCTTCTGGCGAATAACCATAGCCCACCAACTTAACCTTATTCCACGGAGCGCCTTCTAATTTAATTCTTATCTTATTAACCTTTTGATAATTTTCTGGGTTTGGAATAGAAAAGAAAATGAAGTCTTCTATGGTTGAAGGAGAGTTTGAAACATTTCCCGTAAAAGAAATTCTTCTATATGATCCACCAGAATTAATTTGTGAAGCTTCAATCTGCTTAAAGACTGACTCAACGAATCTACTTACGTCATGCTCTGCTGCAAGGCTAATTAACCTGTTGTAATATATCGGCTCATACCTGCTCCAAAACTTTATAACATATGCCATCAAAGATTTTGTTTCACTATCAACAACTCCATCCGGAGGATATAACAGTGGAACTCTTGGCACTGCGCCAGCCCCTAAAGTCCCTAACTTAACTCTTGTTTGGAATTCTTTAACAGCTGCTGACAAGCCGGCAGTGTACGTCGTATTGTTTTCTGGTTGTTCTTTTACTTTTGTCTTTGCGTTTACTAGAGTTTTATTCATGTTGTAAAAACCAGCAGCTTGCATAACACATTTAATATACTTGACGTATGGGTGCTTAGCCCCAACCCTCCAAGTCGCAATGGGGTACCCAGCCGTAGCTGCTTCTATATCCCATGTGTATTCAAAGCTTTTAAAGTTCTGTGCACTTAGTTCGGATATAACCGGCAGTCTTCCGGACACATCAAGCTGTCTACCGGATACTATGTTGGTACAAGGTACGTCTAAAACATTTTGTCCTTCAATTATAATTGGGTCAGCATCGGGTGCTGGGTGCGTTATTAGTCTGTTTGTTCCTGCGTAGTTTCTAGTGACAGTACCGACAACTTTTACTGACCTTAATGCCCCTTGTGCTTTATAGGTTAAATTAAGTTTTGTTTTTACTGTTCCAGAAAACGCTAATGCTTTTTCTGTGGTTGATATTCTTGAATACTTTACGCCAAATCTAAATGGATATGATTTAAAATACGAAGAAGGACTTATCGAACTGTTTAGTTTTTTGTTTCCTCCAACTTTTATCTCACCCATTTCCCTTACCTCATAAGGGCCATATCCTTCTGGTATATATAATTTGTTAGATATCTTTTCTGTAAATGCAAAAATCTTTTGATCTTTATTTAATAGCTTATATAAATAATATGAAGTAGAAAAATTTTCCAGCGTGCTAGATAGCACTTTTGATTGAACTAATTCATTGGCGGTAAAAGAAGGAGACGAAATAATAATGTCAGGGTTTGTTATTTCAATATAAAAATCTGTGTTATTAGATACAACGCTTGGACTAATTAACTGTGAAGACAAAGATCCTGGCAATGATTCAGAAACTTTTCTTAAGTAGTACTTTTTTAAAGAATCGTCATTGCCCAAAAGATCTCTTGCATATTGGACCGTTGATGAACTGTTAGAAATGTTTGTAAAGTATTTTGTCTTTTCATCATCCATCAAAGCTGACTGATCCATTACCCAAGATGACTCCCAAGGGCCAACAAAATTGTACAGAGAAGGTCTTAAATCTATTTTTCTTGTGGCTTGGCTTCTGGAGTAAAGTGCATACATTAAAGAGTTATACAGAAGCTTGAATGGCCCCTCTACAAAGCCAGGCATCGTGCTGTAGTCTAGCTGCTCATAAACAGAAGCTGATGCATTAATGTTTAGGACGTTTGGCTGATCATTTAGGTGGAATACACTATTGCAATATTCTAAAAATGAGAATGAACAAAAAACTATATTACCTTGAGAAAGCTTATCGCCACTTGAAGTGAAGGTGAATGTTGCTCCAGCTGGTCTTTTTGCACCTGCAGTTGGGCCGACATTGAAAAAAACTTTACTTTGATCAACGGAAACTATACTTCTATATGTGCCCTTTTTAACCCCAAAGATTCCATAATCTTCATTATTAAAAATTGTTGAATCAATATTCCATCCACCATTTTTATTTTCATCTAAAATATTTGATTCAAGATATTCGTAATATGAATCTACGACTTGCGCTTGAAAGCCAGCAACTTGTATATCATTAAATACAAAAGGTTTATCTCCTGGGTACGAAGACGCGTCTACCAGTAACGTCCCGTTTTTTAACGTTACATATTCACTAATAAGATTTGTTGCTTTTTGGGTTAAGGCACTCGTAGGACTAAACGAAAGGATATCAAAATCAGCTAAACTGTCAACAGACTGTACGTCCACCATCCAATATCTTGCTTCTGATTTACTTGGCTTGCCACCCTCTATCGACTGAATCCAAACCTTAGATTCAACCTCTGGATTTTCAAAAATATAATTTGACATGTTAAAAGCTGATTTTTGTAATCTATAAAAAACATATGGATTTATATTTTCAAGTGCAGTTGTATCAGTAGAGTCATATAGGACTCCGACATTGACTGTCCTTTGCTTTATCTGACCTGACTCTTCTGCGTCTTTTGAGTTGTCCATGATGTCATAGTTGACCGATTGGTTTACTCTTGCTACTAATCTCCAGTTGAAGACCTCATAGTTTCTATTGTCGAATAAAGCTTTTCTAGGAGCAAAAACTTGATAGCTGTTATAGTCTAGGTTATGAGAAAATATTTCAGAATATTTTTTATTAAACTTTTTTATAGAATAAATCTTTTTACTATGCTTTGATATAACGGAAGCTTCTTCTGCAACTTCTGAATAGAACGGAACAGCATTAATTGTTTCAACGTATCTTAATGTTTGAGATACCACTTCTCCATCCTCATCAAGAATGATTTTATCGTAAACTAACTTTAAGTTTATTGGATCAGAAGAATCTAAACCGATGAAAACCCTATACGGTATTTCTGTATTTGTAGAATTTGATTCAGTTAAATAAGGATCTAAAAGAATTTTATATTTTTTTCTTCCAGTATTCTTATCTATATATTCTTGGTTTTGAGAATCTATAACTTTAATATTTATATTCTTGTAATAAGAAGCATCGTGGTAGTCGTCTAGATCATTAATGCCATAACCAGACGGAGCTGAAATAAAGTATCTACTAATATAATAGTGATGTAGGAAGTCGTTTTCGTTCACTGAATCGGAATATATTCTTTCAGTAGTAAAATCTTTAGAAAGAAAAGTATCGCTGATAGTTAAATCAGAGGTGTGGAAATCTGTATTGCCGTCTTTGTCTTGCAGGATCCCCATCTCGTTGGCAAAGAATATTTTTGTTTCATCTTGTGAAACAATTTTGTTTTCTGCTATCGTGTCAGATATATCTATAATCTTTAAATTGTCTATTGGGTTTAACGGCTGACTGGAAAAATAAGCTAACCCTGCTCCATTGCCTGGGATAAAGTTGCCAATCTTAACGGCTTCTTCATTCCCTATGGTTGTTATATTATTAAATTTTTCCATTAACTTTCCTCATAACCGACTATATAATTCGGTGTAGCTATAACATTTGGTGTTGAACCGAACAGACCCATTTGGTACTGGTCGTAATAATCAACCGGCAACCATCTAGGTGGCAACCAATTAAGATTCGGCGTTGCACTTGGCGTTGCCCCAAAGTCTTGTGTAATTAAATTAAATGTAAAGTTTGGAGTAGCTATTATGTCTTCATCGTCACTTGTATTAATATAGTACGAAGGCAGTACAGTTTGTTCATCTAAATATTGGATATTATCAAATCTTTCATACCAGTAAGCGACATCGCCATACAGCGTATTTGGTGTTGCCGAAGCCACCCCTGCCATATCTGTTTCCACTGAAACAAACCAATACCCTGGGTTATTTCTTGGCTGAGAATAGAACGGTCCGACGGAAAACTTGCCGTCTGGAGAAGCATGTGTGTAGCCAGATATATAATTTCTTCCTGGCGATACTGAAGAGGTGCTGTAGTCCACCGTGTTTAGAACATCATATAAAGTTCTAGCTTTTCTCCAGTATATTACTGGGGTAGAAGAAGGTGGATTGTTGTTTGAATTAATATAGCCATAAATATAATTTTCACTTATTCCATCAGACTCTATTATTAGCTTAGAACTAGCAGCTTTAAATTCATAGGCCGAATTATAATTATCTATAAACTCTATATTTGCCCCAGTTATAAATGCGCCAGATTCGCTATTAGTATGAGCATTGGCCTGAGGGTATGAAACGCCAGTTACAAGTATAGAAGCATATAGGGCTGCTGTTGGAACACCAGTGAATCTTATTTTTGTTTTAGCAAGACCGTATTTGTTCGTTGTGAGATACTCATCTTGCAAATCAAGAAGGTCGCTCGATAGCTGGAACGTTTGATAAGGTTTAAAGTTGCCAGCTGAATCGTAAGATGTTATTGTTAAATAAATAATATCATCTATATTTTTTGATATTTGTTGCGGAGATATTTCAACAACTGCGGTGCTAAAATCGTACTCATCCTTGCTTAGATAAACATAACCTTCTTCTACTGGAATCTCTGCGCCACTTAAATGTAATCCAAGCGGGGTGGATGTTTCCTGCATAGCTGATTCATATATTATTTCATAAGAGCCAGTAGCTGCACTTGGGGTTGCTGAAAAATAAACTTTTGAATAATATTCATCTTTTGTTTCAGAGTAAACATTTCTATCCACATAAAAAGCTTGAGACAAAGAATAACTAATGGTGTATTCTCTGCCAGGCACAAGGATACTGCCGCTTGTAGCGACATTGTCATACACTTCTATTTTGTTAACCTTATAGGAATACTTGTCTTCACCACTCATTAAATAGTCTGAACTGGAAATGTAGAATTCTCCATCAAGGTAAAGAGGTATTATCCCAGGAGTTGAATAGTCTGTGCCTATTGACCAAATATAAAATTCTGGATTTAATGGAGATTGTGTTAAAACTTTTCCTGTATAGTTGTCTTTTATTATAATATCTTTTACATTTAAATGAGAGATGTATAGTGCGCCGTGCTCTGAGCAAACCAATGTTTCTTGGTTGTTAAACACAACCTTACCAGGAGTTGCTGTATCGGAGAATGCCATCTCCTCAAGAGTAAAATCCATATCTCCATCTTTAACTGAGATAAGAACTGGGGCTCCCTGCGTTGGCGTCTTAGACAAATCAACATTAAAGAAGCTACCCTGATACAAGTCAACTATAGGTTTAGCATAAACATAGTTCTGTTCATCGGCTAGATTTAACCACCCTGTGTTCATCGAAATTGGATTTGAGCTTATTGAATTTGAAAAAGTATTCTTATAACCTTTATCTAAATTAACATTTATATCAATTGGAGAAAAGTAAAAAGTTTTATCTAAAGAATTATATATTTCTTTGATAACCTTAGAAGAATCTTGGCTGTATTGAAGCAGTGCGCTATCTTCTCTAAGCACTGTCTCCTGCGAAGCCTCAAGGATTACCTTATCGTTCAATGATACTGGCTTGATTTCCGTTATATAATATTGATTATTTGAATCTGTAGTTAAACCAAAATCTTGTCTATCCAAAGAATAAGTGTCTAAGAATGTATCTCTTTTATTTTGATCGAATGGGCTATTGCTTTCTTGTGCTACTTCTTCTCTCTTGTAAATGTTTCCAAGATAGTCAGCGTAGCCTCTAATCATTGGAGTTGTTTTTAGTTCGCCTTCTTCAGTAGGTATCCAAACTGGGCTCTTAAACGGATAGTTTGGTGTCGATTGAAGATTGTTTGTCACGCCCAACACATACGGCAGTGCGCTGTAATTAAAAGTTGCTGACTCAAAATGATTAGAATAAATAGGTGTTGTAAGTTCTGTTTCTGAATAAGAATTCAAAATTATATTTGGCGAGGAAGGAACAAAGTATTTAGTATCCAACATAGGGAAGTAAGACTTACCACCGTAGTTTGGGGAGAAATCAAGCGTAGTAACAGGTTGCCCTGGCTCCCTATAGATTTCTTCAACTGTGAAAATTGGCTTAGAATCTATTTTAATATTTTCTATGATTAATCTATTAGGGGTTCCACTAGTCGGAATCAACAAATTCTTTGTTAAATCAGATACAAATATTGTTTCATCTTGTGTCAAATCTGGATCATTATCTTTATTTATTATAATTGAATCTTCAACAACGTTAGAATATTTTATTGTTGGGGTTGAACCGTAAACTGTTGAACCTATTTTAAAGTTTGCATTTATATAATTAATATTTGGAGTAGCCAACGTTATCGCTGTAAATCCTGGGTTTACTGCTGAAACATTTGATTCATTAAATGTGACTCTATACTCGCCGCCAGGTACGAATGTATACATTTGGGCCTCTGGTGACCATTGAAGCTTATTAACTATCCTTACTGAACTTGCTTTCTTTATATCTATAGATGAAGTTCTAGGTGTTGCTAAAGAATTTTCATATTCATAATTATAAGTTTTTTCTTTAAAAATTACATTTTGATTTGTTAAACCATTTGAATCAACAATGGATATATAGTTGTATTCTGGACTGGCTTGATCATTCTGCCCAAAATAATTGCGAACAAAAAAATCATTTCTATTAAGGTAGTTTAAGTTGGCGTAAAATGCAGACGGGGTTGCATACTGGTTGTGCGCAGGCATCGTGATTTCGTAGACTAGGCCAACTCCTGCATTCATTTTGCTTGCAGCATCGGGGCCAAAAAAGTTAAAATAAAGATTTGGTGATGCGAGTAAAGTTTGAGATGTAAGTTCTGTAAGGTTGATTGCATTAGGATCTGGTAATACTTCCGTATACTGTGCCTTATATGTGTACCCAATTTCAATCGGCATGTAATAATCCGTAAGTGATTCTGTTCTGAACCCTTCTGCGGCGAAGTAGCCCTCAAATGATATCGTAGCTGAATCTGCTTTTGATATTTCAATACTAAGGTCTTTAAAATCACCAACACCTGGCTGGAAATAATCGGCTAACGGAGTTGCATTGTCATAGGTGCTCGGGATGTAATCCACGCCCTCATTGTCTAGGCCAGCATAATCCCATATGCTTTCTCCCCAGTTCGCATAGCCCAAGTTGAATGGATATTGTTCATTTATGTATTTAACAAAATCATAAAAGCGGTTTTCCGGCACACCATTATCGGCAATGTATGGAGTGGAAGATTCTATGTCTCTAATCTCTAAAACATCTGGTGTTGCGCCCTGGTAATTTGAATCTGGAGTAGCGCCATAAGCTGCCCAAATATTTAATTCTCTTCTTAGAGTTTTCTTAAAACCATCTAAGCTTACCGACGGAGGGTTTATATACGCATCGAGTATTCTTTTTTTGAAAGAAAGATTTTCCTCTAGGTACAATCTTTTCAGCCCAACCCTTGCGCCAAATTCATCAAATATGTTAAACAACATAATCGGTTCTTGTGAATAAATTGATCCATCTATAGTTAACGAATCAAATTTTCTCAATGTCATTATTTGACTATCTAATAGATTGTGATAATAGATATAGTCAGTAGACCTTGAAGAATTAAAGTTTTCTAATGAAGACGCTCTAGCTAATTTAATTAGATCGCCAACAAAATTTAAAGAAGCTGCTGGTATATTGTAGGATACATAGCCCCAGGCTGGAATGTCAATATCTGCTGTGCTAATAAAATTGTTTATATTTGAAACATCTAATTGAGTATTAAAATCATCTAAGTAATGACTGACTAAAGAGTTAACAAATTTACCACCAACAGTTACTGGGGTGGCTAGTTCTGGTGTGGCGTGCTCAATTGAGTCATCATAGATGTCCATCCATGTAGGAAATTTTCTTAAAATATTTCTAGCAGAATCAGATATTACTGGGGTTGTAGTATCATGTATTGCTACGTTAACATACAATAATAAACCAAGTGCTGACAAGTCTTCTACGTCAGAAAATATTGTTAATTCTATTTTTATATATGGTTTAGAATTGCTTAAAAATATTGAATTTGAATCTATGTTTAACGTTGATTTAAGCCAAGGTCCGTTGTCTTTATCTGACTCATATATTTGAAACGTGAATGTTGGCTGTTGATCGCCAGGAACACTCGTGAATTTATGCTTGAATGATATTATGTCAACTCTAGAACTAGTGTCAACAAATCTGAGCAGTGAGGGGCTTGCCTCGTCCCTAACTACTTCTCCATAGTTAGTTACGTAGGAAGCTAGCGGGTCTATTGGCGTTGAATGGCCAGCGGAATAAGACGGAGAAGACACCTCTGTTCCAACAAAGGTGTAATCTCCGTATTAAGTTTAATCCAGTTTTTGATCTATAATATGAATAATTTTTATAAAACTTATTGCTGTACAGGTTGATAGAACCAGTTGTCCAAATGTTCCCATTTTTATTAAAGTCTCCAGTTTGGAAACCTAACAGGTAACTTTTCATTCCTGATTCCTTTAACTTAGTCTAGCCAAATAGAATACTCTGAAGTTACTCCATTTTCTGGGTGCACAAACATTAAATGCTGACAAGGTCTGCTCATAGACGAGAAGTATTCTTGGGCATAAGTGTTATAGCTTTCTGGAGAACCAGAGATTCTTAACATGGAACTTCCTATCGTCATCTTAAATTGCTGATGATAATGGCCCATGAAAACATCATCAAAATGTTCAGGAATTGCTCCATCTTTCCATCCCATTATTTTTTTATAGTAACCATGGAAAGCGTTTGGTGCAGGCATTTGATCGCCATGAATTAATAAGCTGCTGTAGTTGCCGATTGTGTCAACGGCATACCAGTTTCTTTCTCCTACGCCATCTGGAATATTAAAGGTTACTCTTTCGTCGTCTCCAACAATCAACTCTATAATCTTATAGAGCATTCTATCCATGTTGGTTTCTGGATCGTGCTGCTTGCGTGCTCTTCCGCCTACTGCTCCATGGTTTCCTATCACGCCAGTAATGTGCACATGATTGAAGTTTTCCAATGCAGTCTTAACAAAGTTCCCAAGTATTCTTGGACCATTAACGGCAACTTGTCTGTACAGACCAGAGTCTATAAGGTGGCTTTGCCCAGGGAAAATCTCTTCACCTTCGACTATATCGCCCAACAACCAGATATGAAGATCATTTACTTCATGATCCATTCTTTGAATCTCTGTTATTTCTAACAGCTTTTCTGTGTATCTTTCTATTCTTTCTTCTAATACATTAGTATTATAATCAGGTGTTACCTTACCCATTTGCCAGTCTGCAAAGACTACTACTGCAGTTTCTGGAACTTTTTCTTTATTCTTTTTTAAAGAAGGAGCTTTAATTTCTGGGAACTCAAAGCCGGCAAAGGCATCGTAGGCTGCGGCATAGGCTGCTCTTACAACCTCGTCTTGTACGTTTTTAAGAGTCTCTACTCTCTTAGCCAATCTTCTATTTTCTGATCTTAGGAAGTCATTTCTTGAATCAGATATTTCTGACAAAAGATCTTCTGACTCTTCCTCTTCTTCTTCGTCTACTATTTCTACAGCGGCTGACTGTACGTACATTGAATCTTTTTCATTAATATAATCAATAACTTCTTCTTGCGAGATTTCTTCTACAGAAGAAGACTCCCCCAAGACGTCGCCATGGCCTTCGCCAGTAAAAACCACATTTTTAGCTTGAGCTATATTTGGGGCGCGAACTATATGCTTGTTTGTAACAACAAAAGTCTTTTTCATACCTAACCTATTCTAGGGTTAATAATTGTTAATGCCCATTATAACAGAATTAATAGAAACACTTCCAGCTACAGGGTATATTTTATCGCTAGATGGGGTAAAATCTTTTAGCGGTATTTCTTTTCCATCTGCATTAAACGAGTTTATCGTTACAGACCTTATGTAATCTGAAGACAACTTAATTTGTCTTTCTATTTCAGATACAGATATAGTGGTTCCAACCGTAGATGAATTCAAGTATCTTCTCACAAATAACGCAGCTTGGTTTCTGATGCCGGCAGCAAGGCTTTCTGAAGCAGTTGATGAAACCATTATTGTAGCCATAACGTTTACAGAAATCTTCTCTGCCACTCTAACGTTAAACCTAACGCCAACTGGCTTAACGTTAATTATTGTGTTATAAACCATTTCTGGCATCATCTTTATTTCTGCTGTTGATTCAGGGACAATAATAACATCGCAAGAACCCAGGCCATACGAAGACTCTCTCAGCCTAACATCCTTGACACCCTTTATGGATAGGGCTGCAAAACGCACTGCCTCAACCGTACCAGCCGTACGGGTCTTTAATGCGCCTATTATTCTTGTTCTATAGTTGTCGTCAGATTCTGAGTTAATAATGGCATAAACTTCTTTTGGGTTATTGCAATATACCACAACGCCAGGAGGGCTAATAAAATTATGTCTAGTCAAAGAACCTACTGGAGCAGTATATGTATTATCTGTGAAATCTGGTATAACTAAACCATAGGCCCTTGTTGTGCTCGCCCCTATGCTCACAGCACCATTGAGTTTAAACCTATACTGCTTTGTGCTAAAATTATCTACGTTAGTGTATATGATCGTTCCCTTAGGGATCACAATATCTACGCTATACGGAGTCTGTATATAGAACTCTATATTATAAGACTGTCTTTCCGCCGCGGCATTGTCTGAAATGTCTTTTCTTCTAATATTATATAGGTCGCCAATCAGATCTAAGTTACGGCCAGAAGCAGTAGACAAACCCCCTTGTCTAAGGGTAAAAGAAAGCGAAGAATAAAGATCTGCTATTTCAGAACCCATGGCTTCAGCGAATGCTCTGGCTACCGAACCAGGTTGTACAGCAGCAATACCGGCATTTTGTTGTAATGAATCTAAAATAGAATTAACTATTTGTGATTTATCTTTTGTACCGTATATCATTTTATCCTCACAAATTTTGTGTTACAGACAACACAATTGGTTCATTGCTATCAGTGGTTATGTGCACATCAAATCTAATTGAGTCTGCACTGGTGGGGACAGAAGTTATTTCTATATTCCTACCTTGAAAAATATTTTCTTTTTCAAGCGCTGCCCTAATTAATCTTTGTCCTAAATCTCCGGTTTCTTTACTCTGTGGCATCCCGTAAAGAATAGAAAGGTCAGTCCCCAAATTTGGATATGTAAAAAAGTCACCAGGCTCTGTCATCAATCTAATATAAATTTGTTGGACATCATTTTGAGCTCCAGAATTAACTAATGATAAATCTTTATTGCCATTAATTAATAAATCACCAGACATCGTTAAAAATAAATCAGACATTTTTATCTTTATCAGCCTTTTCTTTAGCCTGTTGATTTGAATAACCATTCTTCATTAGTTCTACTACGTACTCTACATATTCAGTAGAATGATCTTTTAGAATATTGTCCAAGAAAACAATCTGGTCAGGGTTTAAACCTTCCATTGAAAATGCGGAGGTATACTTCTGCCCAGTTTCAGGTTGTTGTTGACTAAAACCGTACTCTTCGTTAATAGTAATAGGCTTTTGAGCTTCTTTCTGATCTATATCTTTAAGTTTAGCGAGGTAATGATACGCGCTATTCTGTGCCATATGTATGCTTTTAGGGTCTACCTTTACTAGAGTTGGCTGGGAGTAGTCAGATGCTGAATAATTAAAGTTAAACTCATTCCACCTCAAGCCGTCTTCAGCGCAGAAAAATCTTACCTTCTCCGCGAAGAAGGATATCGTTCTGCTGGATGCGCTTATAACTATGCCAACCCCTGGAGCAGCAAATATCTCTACATCTCCTTCATCATTCAATCTTAAGAATGAATTTGTGTCAGGGTGGTTTAGCCCAACTTCTCTTTGAGAAAACTGGTTTCTTCTACTAAGTTCAGCCCCTACAGGGAAATTTGCATTTGGTTGACTTGCATTTTGTTTTGCTGTGTTGTCCATCTTATCTTGCCATAAACTTTGGTATTCCAGTATTAACCGTATAATTACTAGAGTAGTTAGACCCTAAATTGCTTTCTTCAAAATAGCTTATAACATAAGCCTTGTTCTCATTGTCGTCCCTAAAGCCTACTAAGCAACGTGTTCCTGGTTCTGGTGCAACATTTTGAACACCCATTATAGCAGGGCAGGGGACTGAACTTATAATGTTTCCAACCTGGCCAGAATACGCATCGTCCAATATGATTGTCGCCAGATTGCTTTTTTTATCAAATTGCATGATGACACCAGGCCTTGTCTTGGCTTGACGCATTCTTGATAAATCAATTTGATTTTGTATTTTATTGTCAAATTTTGGATAATTAGTTGCCATAAAAATTCCTTACTTTAACCATTTGTCAGAAGACGTTGCGTCTCGCGTTGGAGTGAATACTCCATTTTTCCAATTACCGTACTGCTCACCTAAATAAACCTCTTCGTTTACCCAAGCTTCTATTTTAGTTTTATCAGAATGCTCTTCGTCATCAAAATTATACCAGGCTGTGGAATCTTTTGGCACTGTTTTTAAAATCCAAGCTTTTAAGGTTTCAACATCTCCGCCAGCTTTTATGTAAACAATTTTAGCCTTCTGGAAATCAACACTTGTCATCCAACTGTTTCTTAAAAAAGATTCACCCCAGGCAAAGAATACACAACTGTCTCTTTTTGGTCCAGACGTGACTTCATTTGCATAATTTCTTTGACCTAACTTAGACCTTAGCATTCTAACCTGGTTTACTGGTATCCATAATTGATCTGATGCACCGGCATAGAACTCTGCGCTTCTTTCTGATCTAGACCTAGAATTTATTAATGCTTGTATTTCATCACCGGTTAAATTTGTTGATTCATATTTATCTGCCAAAGCCAACTGCCACATTTTAACTGTAGATTCAAATGGTAGCTGTAGATCTATCACTAAATCTCTGCTCCATGATTCCTTAGTGCCTATTTGGAAAAGACCAACAAAAGAATCGCTGTTAACCACCCTTGGCCTCCAGCTTGATTCTCTAAATGCTATCGCTGTAAAAACAGCTGCCATTTCTGGAGAAAAGTTTCCGTATTCTTTTAGAACAGTAAAAACTTCTAAGTCTGTCATTTTACTTTGATCAGTATAAACCTTGGTTAAAGCTGAGGTGTTTACTACCACTGGTGCACTATCGGGCCTTGTTGAAGAAGATGACCCAGCCGATGCGTTAGAATCGGCTTTACTGTAAACCGAAGATAGTGCGCCATTCTCACCAACATATATTCCACCTCTTTGTGGAGAAAAACTCATGTGTATATGATCTGCATGGGCGTTGGAATCAAGTATTATTTTTACAAATTTTAAATTTGGATATCTTTGAGATAATTTACTTACAGTTCCATTTGTTTTCCCATTAGCATAATCTTGACCAACCCAACTGTTCACCATTATAAAATCCGGAAGTATGTGCTGCGGGGCAGTACTCAACTTAAGTAGCAAGTTTTCAAAATGCACCTTATACGCTTCAACTCCAGAAGCTAACGGCCTTACTGTTTGGCCAGATGTTGTTATAGAACTAAAATCAAAAGCTCTACCAAATGCGTGATCAGTTATGCTGTTCCCCGAAACTAATTCAGTTAAGTTTGCCCCTTGGTCAGATGAACCTGAAGCTCTAAACGCTCCAAACCCACCAATTATTTTCAAAGATTCTCCACCAGTGTCGCTTGATAAATATATTAAGCATTCGGTCAAAGCTGCTGAAATAAAAGCTTTTTGAGGTTTTGCTTTTATTATATCTTCTGGTACTGTTTGGATCTTGCCAGATCCTTCTATGCCAGGAAATATTGTTGTTGAATTATAAGTTATGTCAATAAGACTATCTGTTATATCAAATTGAAAACCCTGAGTTAATACTCCGGAATCATTTATGCTAGCTGAAGATTTTAATATACTTCCTCTTGAAATATAATATTTGATTTCTTGTTCTGTTAAGTTTGATGCTAGTGCTATAGGCATATAGCCTGAGCTAACCGCTTCTGTTGTTGGTGGTCCGTTCTCCCCAGAATGACCACCCTCAGAATCATTTTGCCTGTACTTGCTTTCTAGCAAATTTTGGAAATCTGGGATAATACCTGCATTGTAACTTCTGCCTAAACTACTTGAAGCGATTATACTCAGTGCTGCTTCTGATCCCTTTTTCATAATTGGGTTTCCATCAGCGTCAACTTGATTTGCAGATGGTATCTGTAAGTCGGAATCTTCAGAACCTAATATGGAACTACTTAAACTTGAAAGACTTTCTCTAGTCATATTTAATCTATACATATTTGCATAGACTCCGCTGGCCAAAAGGTCTTTGCCGCTTGCCGCTGAAACTAAATCAGTTGAACTTAAAGTTTGACCAGAATAACCTCTTTGGGCTGTAGTTGTTCCTATTATGTTTTTGCCATTTTTGGGGACTATGTTATCAGCTATTGCATTGGCAAAAGTTTCTGAATTTTGCAAACTGTCAATAGATATATCAAAATAAGACATTTTATTTACCCTTTGTTATCATTTGTTCAGAACTAGTTATAACTGATTCGGACTCAGTTAATAAATCTTTTGTATAAACTGTTGTTCCGTAATTTCTGGTAATTAATTCCCAGTTAAGAGTTACTGGAGTTCCATCTTCATAGTACTCATCCCATAGCATAATTGGCCATTTTGACGCATTGCCATAAAGTTCATACAGCTTAAGAACTTCTATCAAAGCATAGAATGTTCTCACTCTTTCTTCGCCCCTTGGCTCACCCTCAGATAACATTTCTGTATAATCATTATTGTTCCAATCGAATCTATTGTTCAATTCATATGCAGTGCTAAATATGTATGGGAAATTAATATAGAATGGTTCTTTTGAATCAAAAAATTCATCTTTAAATTTAGCCCTAATTAGGTCAGAGTTAAAGTCGTAATTTTTCATAAAAGTAAATACAGTATTTTTGTATTTCTCCATAGCTCCAGATGGCACGCTGTAGAAGACTGTTCCCAGAGTTCTTTGGTATCTTTCTTTCAAGAACTTAATTCTATTGTCATTACCATTTGGTTCAAAATCGTTTTCATTTTCAAATTTATTTGGAGCAGTTCTTGACTGTTTAATCCTGACAACAAATGTTTTATTCTCCAAAACAGTTTTTACAAATTCTGTTGCGACCATTCCCGGACTACCAAAGTCTTGAATTACTAAATCATTTTCAATAGGTTCAGAACTATATTTTATTTGTTTTTCGTTATTCAAATCAAATATTAACTTGTTGTCTATTGGAGTTATAGTATTTTGTAAATTGCTATCATAATAATTTTGTACTGGGCCATATAAATCTATCGATGATTGATTTGGATTTAACTCATATGTTACGTAATTAACTATGTTTGAATTGAAATTTGGATCAACTACAACAGACGATAAGACATTAAATGTTCCATCGAATGGATAGCCTAAATTCCTTACTGTTATATTATCCCCAGAAGCAACTTGATTATTAATCATTCTAGCTGGAATTAAATTATTTTCTATTGGCTTAGGAACAGGATATCCGAAAGAATCTTTTATTATTTCATCCTCGGAATCGTAATCGTAACCACCAGTAACTAATGTAGCGTAATATTTGCCATTTATTAATCTTATATTTTTTCCTATTACATAACCATTCTTAGAGGTTTCTGTGAATCCTACTTGGACTTTTTCGGAAACGTTTATTCCATCTAAACGAAGTGTAAATTTAACATTAGGATTCAATACATCTTTAACATGTATTGTGTCGCCGTCAATTACACCCGAACCACCCAATCCAGTTCCCTTATCTAAGGTGCACAAAACCTTAAAGAATGGTTCAAAACCAGTTTTATCTGGACCAAGACCAGCTAAGCCCAGGACTTGTGCGTGGACTAGTGCATTTTCATAGCTAGCGTATCTAACAAAATTTGCTGTTTCTCTTTCACTCCAACCAAGACTCTTCATCAAATCGTTGGTTCTAATATATTCGTAACCATCTGCTGAACGAGTTTTTGTTCTTACACCAAGTATTCCTGGCAGTAAGCTTATAGAGTGATACCTTCCCACGACCATGCCCTGGTTATAAGAAAGGCCAGCTTCCATTGGTTGGCCGTTTCTTGTTAGATACTGTACATAGCATCCGTGCTGATCTAACAAATTGTTTCTAACCCACTTCCAAGCCTTCCAGGCTAAAGGACCCAACAACATGCCAGCTGTAGCTATGATAGGGGCTGCACCAACTCCAGCAATTGTTCCAGCCGACACTGCTGCTGCGCCAGCTGCAACGCCATAACCAGCTGAACCGACAGCTACTGCCAAGCCAGCTGTTCCAGATATTACTCCAGCAATAGCTGCACCATCTACTTGACCATTGTTTCCATTCTTAGCCGCTTGTGCTTTTATTGATTCTGATAGACCAGAATTTGTAAAACCAGAAGCAGTGACGTTGGCCACAACGTCTTTTATCAAAGCTGAAGATCCACCAGTAAATTGCATGCCGCCTATTAATTGTGGAGTTAACGAATTGCCTAGAGCGTCTAAAGATATTTCTCCGCCCATAGTTATACCAGTATTGCCAGCTCTTAATGAATCTAGATATATTCTAGTATCATTTCTTACTGTTTGGACATTCATCCAAGAATGCAACCAGGAAGTCATAAACCATCTTGCTGGGTCATTAACAGTTACTAGGGCGTTTGGGGTTATCGAAGTTACAAAACCAAGCTCTGAAGTAAAGTGATGTACGACTTGTTCTACTTCAAACATACCGTACATTCTTTCATATATATCAGCAAGGTAAACCAAGTCATGAGGTCTTATGTCTGCGTTACCTAATATAATTATTTCTCCGCTGTATATATCTTTTACGGATTCTCTTAGGTGACTGAGCGCAACTCTTTTCGCACTTAACTCATCTGGTGCTCCAGTTACGTTTTTAGATATTCCTCTTCCAGTTTCAAAAGGATGCAACAACGGGTGTAAGAACCCAAAAAATCCACTACCAACTACGTTGTCGAAATAGATACCAGTCTCTACAGTATTCTCAACTTGCCTATCAGCTGGCGCACCCTTATCTAAAGATACAGTTACTGGGTACTTGCCATCGGATACCGCTGTTATTGTCGTGGCAACTCCAGAATTTTCTTGGATTTGATTTGATAATATATGAGAGAAAGAACTTAGATAATGTATTCTTTGGAATGGCTCTCTAATTTCTACTACCGGTTCTGCGTATTCTCTTGTAAACGGATTATCTACAGCCCTTAACAAAGAACCTGGTCTTCCCAACTGATAATATATAGAATCGTTTAAAGCTTTATTCAGAATATTTGCCTGTCTTGCAAGCACTGTACTCTGAGAAAGCCCATAGCCAGTTTGAAGCATGTTGAGTCTGAACACGTTGAACAACGCAGATAAGCTGTCGGTGACAGCATTAAATATCTGACCAATACTCTTATCATAAAAATCGCCTAAACTACTTAAAGTTCTACTTGCTAAGTTAGTTGTACTATTTCCCTCACTCTTGTTCTTAAAAAGAAGTTGAAGGAATTTAGTTTTATCTTTAGCGTACGTGTTCCCTGGAAAAATAAAAGCTTGGAATATTTTATCAACAGGTTTGAATGACCAGGTTTCATCTGTAGGAGAATTGCCATAATTTATTCTTCTATCTGGCTTAAGAACCAACCAAGCTCTTGCGTAGGCGTCGTTCCACATAGCCTGTCTGAATAGACCAACAAGATAATAGAATAAATCTTGAGGGTTTCTTATTACAGAACCTAGGTCTGCTTCAGTTAACGTTTCGCCATATATATTGCCCATTTGGACTGGATCAAATAAGTTTGATTTTAAAAGTGCTATTTTTTCTATGCTAAGTGCATTAAAATATTCTATTAAACCACCATCAGCTATAGGTGCATCTATGAAATTTTTTCT